TGGCGGGGGGCGGCTCCCGCGCAGGCGGGCCCCGGAGCCGGCCCCCGCGCCGGAGGGTCAGGCAACCGGGCAGCCTCGTGATGTCGTTGCTGGTATGTTGCCGACTTGTGATGTAGCGTCTGCCTTGCGAGCGTGATGCATTGAAGAAAGGTGACGCGGAAGAGAACTTGACTCTGGGGTTCCCCTTGCTCGACGTCCTGCATGTAGATCGTATGAATTCCCCAACGTCCGGCAGGACTTCCCTTGGTCGAGGTCGTACTTCCTCATAAGGAATGACGATGGCCTGTATGAATCTATGTCTGTGGATGCCTATCGCCGCGTCCCGCCCGGTGCGTCGGGCGGCGGCGGAGGGGAAGGCGCGGATTTGACGGAGTTAGCGGTGGATGTGCCCCAATCGTCGGATTTGCTGGAAAACTACGCGCAAATCGGGCTGAAGGAGAAAGCGTTGAACCTGCACACGGGGGAGACTTTCAGCCGCAGCCAGTTGGAAAAGGTGTTTTCGCGGCCGTTGGTGGCGGCGTGGCTGCGTTTTCCCGAACGGAAGACGTTGTCGGAATTGCAGTCATCCATCCTGATTAAGCAGAAAAAGCTGGAGGCGATGGCCGTCGTCAGCGACGATTTCAAGGATGCGCTGAACCGCTATATTTATTTGGACGGGACGACGGATGCTTTCGACCGCCATTTGCAATGCATTGTCTCACTGGCCGCCGTGAAGGCCGCGATACCGGAAGAATTCGAAGACTGGTGCAAATCGCCCGGGCGGCTGGTCTGCCCGATGAAGAACTACGTGTTCGACCCTTCTATGTCCTGCGGCGTGGTGATGAATGAAAAAAAGGGAGAGGTCAGACACATCAATATGTTTACCGGCCTGCCCGTAAAGGCCGAAGAGCCGGATATCGCGGTGCCGCCCGATATGCCGCTGGAGGAGCTGATCGGCCATTTCCCGAAATGCGGCCACATTATCGGCCTGATCCGCCATCTGTGCGCGGGCAACGGCGATTTGAGCGCGGACTGTACGGAATGGGTGCTGAACTGGCTGGCCTGCCGTTTCAGACGGCCTCATGAAAAGCCCGCTACCGCGCTGGTATTCATTTCAGAAACGCAGGGGGTGGGCAAATCGACCTTCGGCGAAAAAGTGGTGAAGCGGCTGTTTGGCGATTACCTGCGCCAACTCGACCAAAACGCGCTGGAATCACGCTTCAATGCCGCGCTGCTGTTTGCGCTGGTAACGATATTCGAGGAAATCAGCCCGTCGGACGAGCGGCTGAACGTTATCGGCAAGCTGAAAAACATGATCACGTCGGATGTGATTATGGTGGAGCGCAAAGGGCGCGATGCGGAAAGGCACAACGACTTCAATTCCTTTATCATCTTTTCCAACGACGAGCGTTCCATCCCCATTGAGAGCAACGACAGGCGGTTTATGGTCTTGTCGTGCAACCGCAAATACAGCGACGAACAATACGAAGCGCTGGCGGCGGAAATCGAAAACGGCGGCATTGAAGAATTCGCCCGCTTCCTGTGCGCCCTGCCGCTGATGTATACTGCAGAAAGGATACGGACGGAGGGCGGGTGGCAGCCCGTGCGCCGCCCCTTTACGCCGCACAGCAAACCGCTTCCCACACCCATCAAACGGCGGATGGTCAATCTCAACAAGCCCTCTTGGGAGGCTTTTTTGGACGACTGGCGGTGCGGCGACCTCGATCTGCCCTTCATCTCCTGCGCGGCGGGCGATTTGTGGCAGGTGTACAAGGCCTGGTGCGCCAACACGAAAACCTTCCATATGCAGCAGAAGAATTTTTACGCCAACATCGGCAAACGGCTGGCCGACTGCCGCAGTACGGTCAAAATACGCGGGCAAAACCGAACGCTGCGCTTTTTCGCCGTGCCGCATCCGCAGCTGTCGGAAACGAACCGGGCCAAATATCCGCCGCCGAACACGGACTGTACCGCCCGATATTCGGCCGATGCCGTCAGTAAGGCCGATTATTACGGCCGCCAGATAGAGGATTTCAACATTGCCGCCGAACTGCCCAATATTTAGCCTATTTGTGCGGGGTTTGCACCATTTGTGCGGACTGACGCCGCCCGCAAACCCGCATGGTTATTAAATTGTGCGATTTGTGCGATTTGTGCGGGGTGGTTATCCCATACGCGCGAAGACGATATTTAGTCTTCGCGCTTTTATTTTGCCTTTTTTATACACCATGTCATATTTTGCCCTTTTTATCCCTTTTTTATTTTTTCCTCCATATGGAATATTGAAAAAACCCGCATAAATAGCACAATTTAATAACCATGCGGGTTTGCGGCTGGTATGCACCCCGCACAAACGGGCATTTTAATGCACAAATCCTGATTTTAAAGGGAAAAGTAAAAAGGCCGTCTGAAAGCGGTTTTCAGACGGCTTGTGCGGGCGCGGCGGGCTAGGATATTTTGGCGGCGTATTCCTGCAAGGCTTCTTTGAGTATCTGCACCTGCGATTTGCCTGTTTGGGCGGCCAGCCGTTCAAACAATGCCAGCGTGTCGGCATCCAGCGAAAACGCCTTGCTTTTGATGCCGCGTTTTTCGTTGCTGCGCTTTTGAATTTCCTGTCTTGACAAGGCCATGATGTTTCCTTTAAAGTTTTGAGTAACGGCGGGGTGTGCTACCACCCCACCGCTTCTCAAAGGTTAATAGGCGTTAGCCGAAATAACCAAGAGAAGGATAAAAATGAACCATCTCATTTTTGATTCCTTCCGAAAGTGCCTTAAGCGGGATTGCAGGTTGGCGTTTTACCTGTCGGTTCTTTCCCAACCGACGGATAGATTATATCCTAACTTACCATTCCGAACAAGCATTTTCAGTATGAAAGCCCGATTTATTCGGGCTTTTTTCTTTTAAAAATCATATCGTTTCTGTTATAATCCATGCAAAATAAAGCCCTGCCCGACGGGGCTAGCGCGTATAACCGTGTCGGAAAGAATCGCACGGAAAATGAAATTTGAATTGGATTTGCTTTGGTGTGTGGGGGGGGAGGTCTCTCCCAAGAGAGGGGAACGGTGTTGGGTTGGGGTTGCCAGCCTTTTTACCCGCTTGATGGCGGCGGGCAATCTGCCGCCGCGAACGGAATTTGTGACCATCCTACCTTATGGCGTTGACGGCGACGGCTTGGCAAGTGTGATGGATCAGGCGATTTGTCGTCTGAATCCCAATCGTCGCGCGGTTGTGGAATCTGAATATCGAGATATAGGAACTCGTTCGGACAAGGCGGCGGATTTGGGAATTACTCTTGAGGCTTATAAACAGCGTCTTAAATGGGCGCGTCAAAATTTGATGGCGGATGCGGCTGTTAAAAAGTTGTTAAAAGCCTATTGACTGTTTGACCCTTTTTTGTTTAAATTATGGCAAGCTGTGTTTAACTGTATGTGCGGTTAACGCAGCTTTTTCATTTTCCGTTTTTAATCATTAAATAGGCCGTCTGAAATTCAGACGGCCTTACTTTTTGCGTGGCATTAAATGTTTCGGGTCGATGTAGATTTAAATTCAGCGGTTGCTCAAGTGGATGATCTGCACAAAAGGCAGATTCCGTTTGCGGCAAAAAATGCGCTGAATAAATTGGCGGCTCGAGTGATTGAGGCGGAAAAAGAGGAAATGAAGACGGTGTTTTTTAATCCGATTGCTTGGACGCTAAATAGCCTATTTATTAGGCAATATGCCGATAAATCAAATTTATTGGCTATTGTCGATTTCAAAGACGGCGCAGGCGGGCGAAGTGCGGGTAAATATTTGCAGGCGCAGATAGCCGGCGGCGGCCGGCAGGCAAAAGCAGTGGAAAACTTTTTCGTTGCTCATGGACTGATGCCGGCTGACCATAAAATTGTGCCGTCGGATTCCGTCCGGCTTGACCGGCACGGCAATATTACATTATCGGCTTTCAGGGCAATGGTTCGCGGGGTGGGGGACGGCACGCATTTTGCATTACTCAAACCGCATGGCAAATTGGTTCCCGGATTGTATCGGCGGAAAAAGCGCAAGAAAAAAACTCGTGGATCGAAACCGAAAGTCGAAGCTCTTTTAATTTATGTCGGCAAGGCCGATTACAACAAACGCCTGCGGTATTTTGAGACGGCTAAAGAGGTCGTTGCGGCGGAAGGCCGGCAGATTTTCGCCGCCGAATTGGCTGCTGCAATAAAAACAGCCCGTTAAGGTACTTCCGAGGGTTTGGGACACGCGGGTAATTCGCGCCCCGATTTCTGTTAAGCGACAGGTTGTATTAGCTTCCTTACTTGGTTTTGATTGAGTGGTTTTATTAGATTTAGTTTTTGATTGGACTTGGTTTTTTATTTTTGCCGGGTAGGTTGATTTATTTGAGTCAAATAGTTTGGGTTGGGTGATTTTTGAGGGGTAAAGGTCGTTATGCTGGTGAACAAAAGGCAGCTTTCGGAAATTGTTGGTGTTTCCGAACGGTCGCTGACGGAATGGCAAAAGGAAGGTTTGCCGGTTGCCAGTTATGCGGACAACCGAGGGCAGGCCAATGAATATGAAAGTGCGGCGGTTATCCGCTGGATGGTGCAGCGGGAGTTAGAGCGGCTGAATAAGGAAAAGCCCCGCGACAGGCTGGACAGGCTGAAAGCAGATGCAATAGAACTTGATTTAAAGGAGCGCACGGGGGAATTAGCTCCAGCCGCTTTATTCGAACGTGCATGGGCTGACCATATTTTGGCGGCGCGCACGGAGTTTCTCACTTTGCCGGAGCAGTTGGCGACAGAGTTGAGTGCGACGGCGGGGGTGGAAATCGATCCTGATGCTATTGCTTCGCATATAAACAAAGCGTTGGAAAAGCTGGCGAATTATGGAGCGGAAGACGATGCAGACGACAATGGCGGATATGCAGGCGAGGATGGCTGAAACAGTGGCGCGGGTGTTGCAGCAGGCGTGCCGGAAATGGGCACCGCCGCGCAAGATTAAAACCCGCGACTGGGCGAACAAGTACCGCTATCTTTCCAGCATAGAGGCCGCCCGACCGGGCAAATACGTTTTGGACGTAACGCCGTATCTGGCATGGGAAAACAGCCCGCTTGATGCGCTGGACGACCCGTCCGTGCAAGTGGTTGTTTGCCAGAAATCGGCGCAAGTGGCGTGGACTTCGGGTGTGCTGGGTAATTTTTTGGGCAAGTCCATCGATACAGACCCCAGTCCGATACTGGTTCTGTTCCCGAAAGAGGGGGCGGCTAAAGAGTACATGGACGAAAAATTCGTTCCGATGGTCGAAGCGACGCCCGCCTTGCGCGAGAAAGTCGATACCCGTATCCGCGCACAAGGGCAGCGGCAGTTATTCAAAAAATTCCCCGGCGGTTTTCTGAAGCTGGTGGGCAGTAACAGCCCCGCCAGTGTGAAATCGTCGCCGGTGCCGATTGTGTGCGTGGAGGAGCCGGACGACTGTAACCTGAACCTGCGGGGTCAGGGTGACAGTATCAAGCTGGCGAAGGAGCGAACCAAAACTTACCGCCGCCCGAAAATCGTATTAGGCGGCACGCCGACTATTGCGGGCGTCTCGACAATCGCCGCCGAAATGGAGTTGTCGGACAAGCGCGTCGGCATGGTGCCGTGCCACGAATGCGGCGAAGCCCATGTGTTGAGCTTCGATTACCTTTCCTGCGACGAAGACCCGAACGGCAACCATCCTGTTTTCGGCAAAAAGCTGCCGGAAACGGCGCATTACACCTGCCCGAACTGCGGCGCGGTGTGGAACGACATGCAGAAAAACCGTAATGTGCGTCGCGGTTGGTGGCAGGCGACCGCGCCTTTTCACGGCACGGCAGGTTTTTACCTGAACGAGCTATACAGCCCGTTCCCCGGCAGTGTGTTTTCCGAACTGATGAAAAAATGGTTGACCGCGCAATACGAAGCGGACAACGGCGATATATCGCCGATGATTGCCTTCGTCAATTCGTCCATCGGAATCCCGTTCGAAATGACCAATGACGGCGTGAAGGAAGACGACCTGGCAGAACGCGGCGAAGACTACGCCGAAAACACCGTTCCGCGCGGCGGTCTGATTCTGACTATGGGCGTGGACGTGCAACATGACCGGCTGGCCGTCATCATCCGCGCATGGGGGCGCGGCGAGGAAAGCTGGCTGGTTTGGTGGGGCGAAATCCACGGCAACACGGTGGACGTCAAATCCGACGTGTGGCGCAAACTGGCCGAGATGATTTTTCAGACGGCCTACAAGCACGAAACCGGCGCGGGAATGAAAATCGCGGCGGTATCGATAGACAGTTCGGACGGCAATACCTCCGACGCGGTGTATCACTTTGTGCGCGGCTGCCGCGGCGTGAAAGCGGTGAATGTGATGGCAGTCAAGGGCAGCACCAATCCCGATAAAGAGATTTTCAGCCGGGCGAGGGCGATTGACTTGAAGCACAAAAACACCAAGGCCGACAAATTCGGCGTGCAGGTGTACAGCGTCGGCGTATCGCGTGCGAAAGACTTGCTGATAGACGAGCACGCGCGCATCAATCTGGAAGGAAGCGGGGCAGGGCGGATGCACTTTTACAAAGATGTCCGCGCCGACTACTGCGGCCAGTTGTTGAGCGAAGTTAAAGTACCCAGCCGCATGAACAAGCACAAAAAGGTTTGGCAGAAAAAGGTCGGCGTACGAAATGAGGCGTTGGACTGCGAAGTCTATGCCCTGCACGCCGCCCGTTCGGTCGGTACGCATACCATGTCGGCGGCAAAATGGGCGTTATACGAAAACGCGCTGTTGCAGTCGGAATTGTTTGCCGAACCGAAACCTGCCGAACAGGTACAGGAAAAACCGAAGGCCAACAATGGCGGCGGTTTTGCGGCAAACAGGCGGCGCAAGGGCGGTAACTTCGCTACCAATTATTGATTCAGGCCGTCTGAATAGATGGCTGCCCAGCCGGTTAAGCGTCAACCGGACGTCAGAAAACGCTTTTCTGCTACATTTCAGATTAGGGCTTGATACGACGTTGCCCGACTGCTTTGGGTGCAGCTAAGGCTTGCGGCTGCCTGTTTGAGTGTGAGCCAAGATAAAAAAACCGTCCGAACGGCAGATTTCGGGCGGTTTTTTTGATTTAAACATTATGGAAACATCTAAGAAAGACGAAGTTCTGGATTTTATCCGCAATCATCCGGGTTGTACCTCTACGGCCATTGCCGATGAGTTGTACGGCAAATGGCGTTGGAGCGGGTGGATTTTCGTCCGGCGTGATACCGATGCCCTGTTTGAAGAAGGTTTGATTGACAGGCGGGAGTTTCGGGGCATTAAGACTTATTACCCGGTAGGGCAGAAAGGGATTGCTTAAGATGGGCAAAATTACCGCAGAGCAGCGTCGGCAAGGGTATGTTGTCGAATTGGAAGAGGCACGGGAAATTATGGGCGGCCTTCGGGCGGCCTATAAAGATCATGTGGCAGGCCGGGGGTTGACCAAGCGGTACAAAATCAAAGACCGCGAAATGGAATTTTCCAGCCTTGCCGATTTGTTGAAGCAGATACGGTTCTGGCAGCAGGAAATTACGCGGCTGGAAGCGGCGGCGGGTATTTCCCCGCGCCGTTCAGGCCGTATTATCACGCGATTTTAGGATAAGCTATGGCAAAACAATCAAATGCCGCGCCGCAAAAGCGCGGTTTTTTTGCGCGTTTGTTCGGCAGGCGGGAAGCCGTCCCAAAAACAGCCCGCCGCAGCTTTGCCGGTGCGCGTCCGGTCGGGTCGCTGGCTTCATGGCAGCCGCAAAACTGGTCGGCGGATGCCTTGGCGCGGTCAGACCTTGCCCGCCTGCGCGCCCGCGCCCGCAGCCTTGCGCGCGACAACGACTACATGCGCAAGTTTCTGAACATGGTCGAAAGCAACGTTATCGGGCGCGATGGTTTTGCCCTGCAAATGCGTGTTTTGCTGGATAACGCCGACAAGCCCGACAACTTGGCGAACAAGGCCATCGAAGCAGCGTTTTCCCGCTGGGCAAGGCGCGGCGTGTGCGACGTTACCGGCCAGATGTCTTTTACCGACCTGCAACGGCTGCTGATTCGCAGCGTGGCGCGGGACGGCGAAGTGCTGGTTCGTCATATTTCAGGATTTGACAATGATTACGGCTATGCGTTGCAGGTGCTGGATATTGACCGTTTGGATACGGGATACAACGTACCGCCACAAAACGGGCGCAACGCCGTTCGTATGGGCGTTGAGCTAAACAGCTATTCCCGTCCGGTGGCGTACTGGCTGCGGACGTCGCATCCGGGCGAAGCATACGGACAGACGAATACCGGCAATTTGCGCGAACGGGTGCCCGCCGACCAAATCAGCCATATTTTCCTGCACGACCGCCCCGAACAGCGGCGCGGCTTTCCGTGGGTGGCTTCGGCCATCATCGGCCTGCAAAACCTGTCGGGCTATCAGGAAGCGGCCATTATCGCCGCCCGCGTCGGTGCGTCGAAAATGGGTTTTTTCAAACAGACGGAAGACGCCGACAACTTCATGCCGCCGATAGACGGACAAGAGGTCGATAACGGGCGCAGCGGCATTGATTTAATCGATTCGGTCGAACCGGGCACGTTCCACGAACTGCCGCAAGGTTACGACTTTACGCCGTTCGACCCGGACTACCCGCACGCCAATTACGACGCATTCGTCAAAGCCAGCCTGCGCGGTATCGCCAGCGGTTTGAACGTGGCTTATCACAGCTTGGCGAACGACCTTGAGGGCGTGAACTTTTCCAGTATCCGCAGCGGGACGCTGGAGGAGCGCGACACATGGATGACGTTGCAAAACTGGTTTGCCGAAGCGTTTTTGTATGACGTTTTCGACCGCTGGATTGAGGCGGCGTTGCTAATGGGTGCAATCAAGATGCCGTCCGGCAAATCGCTGCCGGCTGGCAAGCTGGACAAATTCAAGGCCTGCAACTGGCAGGGGCGCCGCTGGTCGTGGGTTGACCCGCTGAAAGATATTAACGCGCATAAAGAAGCGGTGGCGCTGTCGGTTAAATCCCGTCGTGATATTTGTACGGAAATGGGCTTAGATTTTGAGGATGTAATCGCCCAAATCGAACAGGAAAACCAAATTTTGGCGGCGAAGGGAATCGCTGCCGATGTCAAACCGCCCCCTGTGGCGGCAGAACCAGAATCGGAGGATGACCCGAATGAAGAAAATAAAGCCTGATAAGGCGCAAATGCAGCAAATGAGCCGCTTTGCCGTATTTCAGCGTGAAAGCGTGGATGTTGAAAAACGAACGGTCGAAGTGGCGTTTTCCAGCGAAGAGCCGGTAGAACGCTGGTTCGGCGATGAAGTATTAAGTCATGCGCAGGGTGCCGTTGACTTAAGCCGCCTGAATGACGGTGGCGCGGTGCTGTTCAATCATGACTGGGACGACCAAATCGGCGTCATCGAACGTGCTTGGATTGATGCCGACAAGCGCGGCCGTGCCTTGGTACGTTTTGGCAACGGTGCGAAAGCGGCGGAAAAATTCCAAGACGTGCAAGACGGCATCCTGCGCCATATCAGCGTCGGCTACCGAGTGGAAGACATGGTATTGGACAATCCCGATGCAGACGATGAGGACTACCGTTACATCGTTACCCGCTGGATGCCATATGAAATCAGCTTTGTAACCGTTCCGGCCGACCCGACGGTAGGTGTCGGCAGATCAGCGGAACCATTTATTGAAAACCCTGTAAACCCAACCCCTGAAAAAGGAAATCGAAACATGGATAAAAATCAAATTCCCGCCGCGGCGGAAACTCCCGCTGCTGCAATCCCTGCCGCCGCAGCAACCGATACCAACAATACCGCCGCCCGCGGTATGCAGGACGAACGCGCGCGCGTTTCCGAACTGTTGGCCATTGGTCGCAGTTACGCCGCCCACGGGGGTATCGAAGCCGCCGAAAAGGTTATTAAAGAGGGCGGCAGTGAAGCCCAATTACGCGCCGCCATCATGGCAAACATGCAGACGAAGCCGACCGTTACCGCCGGTGAAATCGGCATGACTGATAAAGAACAGCGTGAATTTTCCCTGCTCCGCGCCATGTCTGCCGCCGCAACCGGCAAATGGGACAAAGCGGGCTTGGAACGCGAAGTGTCGGAAGAGTTGGAAAAACGGCATGGTCGCGCAGCGGCAGGCTTCTTTGTGCCGACTGATTTGATTGCCCGCGCTTATAGCAAAGGCAATGCGGCAAACGGCGGCAACGTCATCGAAAACGACTTCCGCGAAGATTTGTTCATCGAACTGCTGCGCAACCGACTTGCCGTTGCCCAGTTGGGCGCCACCGTACTGGACGGCTTGGTCGGCGACATCACCATTCCGAAACACCTGACCGGCAACACCGTTCAATGGGTGGATGAAAACGGCAGTGCGGCCGAATCGAACGCCACTTTCGGACAAATGAGCCTGAAACCGAAAACCGTTACCGCTAATACCGAATTGAGCCGCAAATTCATTTTGCAATCCTCGCTGTCTGCCGAACAGTTCGCCCGCAGCGAATTGTTGAAAGCCATGATGCTGGGTATCGATTTAGCGGCCATCAACGGCAAAGGTACCGGCAACGAACCGACCGGCATCCTGAACACTGCCGGCATCGGCGCGGTGGAAATCGGTGCGAACGGCGGTGCGCCCGAATGGAAGCATATCGTCGCTTTGGAAAGTGCCATTGCCGCCGCCAATGCCGACATCGGCGATTTGGCCTACATCACCAATGCCCGCGTGCGCGGTTTGCTGAAAACCAAGCTGAAGGCCGACGGCGTGTCCGGCTACATTTGGCAGGACGGCGCAACACCGCTGAACGGCTACCGTTGCGCGGTATCAAACCAAATTCCGTCCAATCTGACTAAAGGCACGGCGGCCAGCAAATGCAGCCCGCTGATTTTCGGTAACTGGGCTGATTTGATGATTGCACATTGGGGCGTTTTGGACGTGATCGTTGACCCGTACACCAAGTCTACTACGGGCGCGGTACGCATCACCACGTTGCAAGATGTGGATATTGCCGTCCGCCATGTCGAATCGTTCGCCGCCATTAAAGACATCGTGGCAGCATAACCGTTTAACCAAAGGCCGTCTGAACAACAGACGGCCTAAATATTTGGAGTATTAAAAATGGCAAAAATCAAGATTACACCGCTGCGCAGTTTTTTTGATAACGGCAAAGGTTTTTTCGTCGGTAAGAAGTATTCGGTAGATGAAGAGCGGGCGCAGGCTTATTTGCTCGAAGGTTGGGCGGAACTATGGTCGGAAGAGAAATATGGTGCGGCGCAAACTGACGGCGGCGATGACGACGATGATTTGACCGGCGGTCAGGGCGGCGGCGGAGAAGGTTCGGGTGAAACAGGTGCCAACGGTCAGGGCGGAGGCGGAGAAGGTTCGGGTGAAACAGGTGCCAACGGTCAGGGCGGCGGCGGAGAAGGTTCGGGTGAAACAGGTGCCAACGGTGTTTAAGGAGCCGTTGGGGGTGTTTACCAATCCCGCCGATTTCGGCGAAACCGTGATGATTGACGGAAAGGCGGTCAATGCGATATTCGACCGCGAAGCCATGACGGACGGCGGGTTCGGTATTGCTGTTGCAAATGCCGACCCGCAAATCATCGTTACTGAAGACGACCTGCCGGAAGACGTGAAGTCGGTGGTCGTTACCGTGCGCGGCAAACGCTACACGGTGGCGGAAACCGATTTTGACGGTTGCGGTATGGTCGTCGTGCAATTGAGGGCTGTGCATGACAAACCGACTTACTGAAATCCGCGCGGCGGCGGTGGAATTGCTGAAGCAGAGGTTTCAGCGGGTTTATTCCGGCCGCGCTTTTGCACCTGCGCAAGCGCAGCTGCCGTGTGTCGTGGTGTATTTCGACAGCCGCCGCAGCGAAGCGGCAACGATGGATTATCCGCCTGTCTACCGCCACACGGCGCGGCTGATTACTTTGGTTTGCGTGCAGGCCAACGAAAACGCCGATGCGCTGGCGGAAGAGATGCTGGCTTTAATCGGGCAGGTGTTTGCCGAATCGCCTGATTTCAATATGGGGGCTGACGGGCTGGATGAGTTGAGTCCCGATTTGCTGAATATTGAATCGGTGGACGGCGGCGAAGTAGCAACCGTTTATTACCAGCAGGGCTGGAGCGGGGTTTATTTTGAACAGGGTGTCTGATTTCAGACGGCCTTATTTGGGAGTATGAAAAATGGCAGTAAAACTACCGAACGGCGCGACCGTTCATATTGCGACCAACTACGATGCGGCGAAGCCGGTTACGGTTGCGACCAATGCCGTTGAGGCGGTGCTGACCGTGACGGGGCACGGGTTCAACGACGGCGATTTTGTGTTGTTGGAAAGCGGTTGGGGCAAGTTGAACGAGCGCGTGTTCCAAATCGGCGGCAAAACCAACGATACCTTTAAGCTGGTGGGCGTGGATACCTCCGACGTCGATGTTTATCCGGCCGGCGGCGGCAAGGGCAGCGTGAGGAAGATTGCGGGTTGGACGCAGATTCCGCAAATCATCGAATTTTCGACCAGCGGCGGCGAGCAGCAGTTTGTCGATTTCGGCTTTTTGGAAGACGACTACGAACAGCAGATTCCGTCTACGCAGTCTGCGTTGTCGATTACGGTCAAGATTGCCGACGACCCGTCTCTGCCGGGCTATAAGGCGGCGGTGAAGGCGAGCGATGCGGGCGGGAAAACGCCGCTGCGCCTGGTGCTGAAGGGCGGCGGCCAAATTATTTACAACGGTTATCCGAGCCTGAATAAGACGCCGGAGATGACCCGTAACCAGATTATGGCGGTGACTTTGGCGTATGCGGTGTCCGGCCCTGCCGCCCGTTATTGATTCCCCTGCAACCTTTTGGCCGTCTGTTTCAGACGGCCTCTTTTTTTGAAAGATTGAAACATGGCAAAACTGACTTTGAAACCCGATGCAACCTTCCGCCATACGGTGTACATCCCCGTTCCGGGCGGCGAGCCTGCGGCGGTGGAGTTTGTGTTTAAGCAACGCGGCCGCAAGGCAATGGCGGCGTTTACGGAAAAACATAAGAAAGCCTGGACGGTGGATACGGTGCTGGATTGCGCCGAAGGTTGGGATTTGGCCGAATCCTTTACCCGTAAAAACATTAAGTTGCTGCTGGAAAACTACCCGCAGGCGTTGTTTGCCGTTGTCGACGGCTATATCGACGAAGTATTTAACGCCCGTCAGGGAAACTGACGGCCGCCGCACGGGCACTTTACGAAAAGCAGCCTGATGCGGCGGAATTGTCGGCGTTCGGCTTTGAGGAGGCCGATTTTGACGATGCGCAGCTTTTCGGGGTGTGGCCGTGCAATTGGCGCGCGGCGCGCCTGTTTATTGCGGCGGGCACGCAATGGCGCGTCGGCATGGCGGGGGCAACGGGTTTGGATTATGCCGCGTTGACGGCAGTAATGGATTTTCACGGCATACCGGCGAAAAAACGGCGGCGGCTGTTTGACGATATCCGCTTAATGGAGGCGGAAGCGTTGGAAGTGATAAGGGAGCGGGCTGATGGCTGACAATATGATACGCATTGGTGCGGACGTGTCCGGCGTGGAAACCGGCGTGGCGAAGGCGAAAAAGTCGATTCATTCGCTGACGGTTTCGGTGGAGCAGGGCGGCCGTCGGATTTCTGCGGGCATGAAGCCGGCGGCAGACGGCGCGGCGGCCGGGGGGGGGGGGGCGCTGGAGGGGGGCGACGGCCGCGCGC